GTTCAGGCCAAGGCTTATCAGACCTCGCTCTCAAGCGGAGTGCTGACCTTGAACGACATTCGCGGCGAGATGGGCCAGCCCCTCTACGACATGCCCGAAGCGGACGAGCCATTCATCATGACCCCCCAGGGTCCGGTATTCCTCAAAGGACAACTAGCCGTCACGACTGGCGGAGAAACGATTGGACAACCAAGTGAAACGAACCCACAAGGCGCACAAGAAGCACTCCCACAAGTCGGTGCGCAAAGCCCACGCGAAGATAACGGTCAAGGCAAAAATCCGCAAACTGGTCTAGAGGCTCCACAGAATCAGACCGCCAAAGAGATGACCGACGTTCTCGGACAAAAGGCTGCAGAGGCAAAGGCTTACAAGGTCTTTTCCCGCAAGCCCCGAGGCCGTGAGTTCGAGTTTGTTTTCCACACCCCCGAAGAGGCCGCAGTCCTAAAGGCTCAAGTTGCCGACTTTCACTTAGGGAAAGCAGAGATAAGCGATACCCCAAAAGGACATTCGCTTACCAAACGCAAGGCCGAAGACCTACCAGGCTACGAGGCTCGCGTAAAGAACGAAAAGATGCACCACGCTGCAATTCTTTCAGCTCTCGGCGCTGGCGTTAAGGGCGTGAAGAAAGCCATCGACCAAACCTTGGCTTCGGTCCACGTTGCAGGAAACGCTGACGCAATTCTGTCGGCTACCAACTTGGCCGTTGCTCAGAACGTCACCCTCGACCCCGCGCCAATGGCAAAGGCTCTAGAGGCTCTGATTAAGGATGCCGGACAACTCGGCAACATCGGTGGCTCGGCTCAAGTCCAGCGCATTCCTTTGACCAAGATTGGCGACCAACTCCAATCCCGACTGCTCAACATCGACGCAGTCACTAAGGGAATTGGCGACACCAGCCTGACCCGAATCCGCACCGCCATCGTCGACGGCGTGGCTAACGGATCTAGTGCCTCGGACATTGCCGACCAAATCAACGCAGTCATAGCCGACCCCTACCGCGCCGACATGATTGCTATTACAGAGACAAACACCGCCTACAACGCCGGTGCTCTCGACACCTATACCGAAGCCGGTCTGACCGACTGGTATTGGCTGGCTTATGACGACGCTTGCCAAATCTGCCTAGACGCAGAAGCGGCGAACCCGCACCCGATTGACGACACAGACGTACCTAGCGACAGTTCACACCCGAACTGTCGTTGCACCATCTCACCCTTACCAGGAGAATAACAAAATGGCCCAAGAAATTACCTACGTTGGCATTGGAGACCTGACCTACAAGGAAGCCGAAGACGGTTCTTTGTACGTCTACGGTCTAGCCACCGACCCAACGCTGGACCTCGACCAGCAGATTTGCGACCCAGGCTGGTTGAAGACCGCCATGCCCCAATGGTTCAAGACTGGTGCGAATGTCCGCGAACAGCACTCGGCTATCGCAGCCGGTGTAGGCATCGAGCTCAACGCCGATGGCGACAAGTGGATGCTCAAGTCCGAAGTAGTAGATCCAGTCACCGCGACCAAGGTCCGCAAGGGAGTCCTCAAGGGCTACTCAATCGGCATCAAGCAAGCCCAAGTGATGAAGTCTGACGAGGCCCCAAACGGTGTCATCGTTGGAGGCAACATCGTAGAAGTATCATTGGTCGACCGGCCAGCCAACCCATCAGCGCGAATCGAAATCGCCAAGTCCGTAAATGGAGAACTAACAATGACCGAAATCGCTAAGGCCGACGACATCCTGCAAGAAGCCGTAATGACCGAGGCTCCTGCCGCCGAGGGTCGCACCAACGAGGACGCAAACCTCGTTTGCACCGACTGCTCAGGCGAGGGCAAAGTCCACACCAACAACAACGAGTGGCTCACCTGCGAGATGTGCGGTGGAACTGGACTCCGCCCCGAGAACAGCCCAATCGACATCATTCAGGAAGACCCCTCACACCCTGCAGCCAACCTGCGCCAGGACACCGGCATTACCGACGCTCCCAAGGCAGACGAGCCAGAGGTCGAGAAGCGCGAGTTCACCGACGCTGAGCGCAAGGACATGGCCGAGGCTGGTCAAGCCCTGCCTGACGGCTCGTACCCAATCAAGACTGTTGGAGATCTAAAGAACGCCATCCAGTCATTCGGACGCGCAAAGGACAAGGCAAAGGTCAAAGAGCACATCATCGCCCGCGCTAAGGCTATGGGCAAGGAGTCAATGATTCCCGAAGACTGGACTAAGTCGACCGAAGCAGACGTTGAAAAGGCCGACGACAACCAGCACAACCTCGCAGACCTCAACGCTGTACGCGCGTCACTCATTGCCCTCATCAAGGCTGAGCTCGACGAGATGCTCAACGGCGACGAGGACGAGATTTGCGACGTGAGCGAACTACTCTGCTCACTACAGATTTTCCTCGACTGGTGGACCGATGAAGCCAGCGAAAATGAAACCGAAGCCCCATTCACCGGATGGGACGAAGACAAGGACTACGACATGATGTCATACATGGGACTCGGCGTATCAGCCGACCTAATCAAGTCAGCAAGCGCACCAGAGGCGACCGAAGAGGTTCGCGCTGAGTTGCGTTCAGAAATCGTAAAGGCACTCGGCCTTGACGACACCACCACCAAGACCGCGCTGGCGGAGGCAAAAGAGGAGCTCGAACTCCTAAAGGCCGACCTCGCTGCAGTCAAGGAGATGGCAGTACCAGGTGGCCCAAGCCTGCGCATGTCGCAGAACCAAGCCACCAAATCAGCCCAGGTTGACCAACTGCGCGCAGAGGCGGATCGCTACCGTCGCACCGCATCGCAGGTAATCGACTCGGGTCTTCGCAACGCTTACGTCGAAAAGGCTCTCAAGTTAGAGCAAGACGCAGACGCAATCGCGAAGAACTAGCAGTACCCCTAACCCACTAACCATCTCATAGGAGAGAAAAATCATGGCAATTACTGCCCCCTCCATTGACGAACTCTTTGGCGGACTGCCAAAGGAACAGCGCCTAGACCGCTTCGAGGCTTACAAGTCGGCTTTGTCCGCTTGCCAGACTCGTGGCCGTGTAGAAGCAGCTCGAGGCGAAGCCTCATTTGAGCGCGGCGTTGGAATCGTCAAGTCTGCTGGCGCACGTCTTCGTGACGACCTCAGCAAGTCCGTATCCGCCGACCAGTTGGCCGCCGTTGAGTCTGCACTCGCCGGTACTGACATCGTCAAGGAATGGACCCTTACCAACCCACTTTCGGGTGCTCCATACACCAACATCGGTTTGGTTCCCTACGACCTCCAGCCAGCATTGGAAATGCTCGTTCCGAAGACTTTCATTCTTCGCAACAGCATCGCCCGCGTTGGTGCAGTTGGTCAGGCTTTGGAATTCCGTCGAATCCTCGGTGTTTCTAACTCCCGCACCGGCGGCGTTGGCAACCTGAACACATTCTTCAACTCCAACACCAACACCCAGTCATTCAACGGTGTCACTCTTAACCGTCCAAACCTCATCTCATACTCGGCTGACCGTATCGTCAAGCCTTTCGTTGAGCAGGGTATCTCGGACTCCGTGAGCCTCCAGGCTGAGTTCGCTGGTAAGGGCTACGCTGACCTCCGTCAGTTGAGCCACACCGCCGCGATCTGGTCACACATGCTCGGTGAAGAGAACAACATGCTGAACGCTGTTTCGACTGCTTTGTCAGTCTCCGGCGTGACCGCAACCATCGCCCTTGACGCAACTGTTTCCGGTTCAGGTCTTCCTGCCGGTGCTGTGTCATCGCCATACATCACGTTCTCCAGCGCGGCTGGTGAGTCACAGGCCATCGTGCCATCGGGCTCAGTCACCGCAGTTGCTGGTCAGGGAATCAAGGTTTCGGCTTTGAGCTCAACCCCTGCCGGTTGCATCGGAATCAACGTGTACGTCACCGTTGGTGGTTCGTTGTACAAGGGTTCGACCCCTGTGAACGCTGTAGGCGCAAGCCCAGCCAACTTCTCAGTTGTCACCGTTGCCCCATCAACTTCAGCCGACAACGGTTCCGCTAACGGAAACGTCTTCGGTGGAACGACCCTCGGAACCTCAGGCTACGACGGCTTCGTTTCAGAGTTGACCAACCCTACCTACTCGGGATACATCAACGCCCTCAACGGCACGTTGTCGACCTCCGAGCCTGGTGGAGACTTCCAGTCGGCTTTCGTCTCGCTGTTCAACAGCGTTCAGGCTGACCCCGACTGGATCTTGACCACGGCTGCAGTTCGCCGCGAGTTGAGCAAGACCATTCAGAGCAACGCTTCAACTCAGGGCTACCGCCTCACGTTGGAGAGCGGCGCTGACGGCGTAGGCATCGGTTCAGTAGTTGGCGCTATCGCTAACGAAGCGACGGGCAAACTAGTCGATGTCATGGCGCACAGATTTTGCCCCAGCGGCGTAGCCATCATCCACTCCACTCAGTTGCCTTTCCCTGACTCGGGCGTAAGCACGACCGTCACGGCAAACAACGTTGTTGACCAGATGGTCATCGAGTGGCCACAGATTGGCATGTCGTACGACCTGTCGACCTACACCTACGGTACGCTTGCGTTCCACGCTCCAGCGTGGTCCGGAATCATCACCGGAATCCTCTAAACAGAGGACTCACTCGCTAGTGAATAACTAGCCATCGCGGGTTGAGCCGGTCAGAGTTTCCCCTTTCTCCTGACCGGCTCCCCGCCACTTCGCAAAGGGAGCATTAAATGAAAATCCTCGGTTCAAACCCAGGTCTCCAAGAAATCCAACTCGGAGAAGACGGCCCAATCAAGAAGCGCGACAAGGACGGCACGTTCCACGTCGACGACGCATTGGGTAAGAAACTCGTCAAGACTGGCGACTACGCAGCCACCGGAACCACGTTCCGAGGCGCTAGAGGCTACGTCTGCAATTCGTGCTACTTCACATCGCTCTTCCGTGACAAATGCGGTAAGTGCGGTTCAACAGATCTAACGCCAGAGGAATAAGTCATGCCAGGAGTAGTCGCACCGTTTATCAAGACCGAGGGAATCATCTCCCCCTACGTCAGCGTGACTGAGGTTCTTAACTCGGCCACAGCCTCATCGGTGGACTTCACCAACTTGGTTCCAAACGCCAGCCTCAACGCTCAGACTATCGCTCTCCAAGACCTCATCGTCAAGGCATCAGCCAAGGCTGACAACTACTGCCTCGGAGCACTCGGAACACTCTGCGCCACGGTCAACACCGAGAACGGACGCTACTCAGCCAACCGCCTCGGGCAGTTCGTTATCCAGCCCTACTTTTGGCCCATCCTCGAGCTGAAGAGTTTCGAGTTCGGCTATGCGCCAGGGTCGGGCATGAACAACGTTCCACTCAACGACTCAAACACCTCGATTGAGCGTTATCAGTTCATCATCACCAACCAGTACGGCCTGAGCCAAGCCACCTCTATTGGCGGACTCAACATGGTCGGAGGCGCGTGGGGTGCAGGTCAGATGCAGTTCTGCCAGTACACCTACGTCAACGGCTTTGCCAACACATTCACCTCAGCCGCGATTACCGCAGGGGACACCTCGCTGATCGTGGACTCGGCCGTTGGACTTTACCCTGGCATGACCGTCACGATTTGGGACGGAGCCAAGGACGAGCAGTTCGTCATCTCAAGCTCATGGAACGGATCTAGTCTCACTATCCCGACCGTTAGCCCTCTGCTCTACAACCACACCACAGACACCAACGTCTCGACCATGCCCGCCACCGTTAAGCAAGCGGTCATCCACTTCATCGTGGCTATGGCCAAAGAGCGCGGAGCCGGTGGACTGGTCATCAACGAACTCGGCGAGCCAGTCGCAACATCCTCGGCAACCGTCTCTCAGGCATACGACGAAGCAGCCGGTTATGACCTGCTCGATGACTTCATCCAAGTCTGGGGTCGTGCGTAATGTCTCGGGCCACAGTCCGTCAGGCGATTACCTCTTACCTAGAGAACGCCAACATCGAGTACCTAACCAGCGTGAAGCCGTTCCCACCCAAACTGACTTTGGAGGGCGAGTTCTACAACGGTGCTGACCCTAACCACACCTCGGGTTGCATCATCTTTTTATGGATTGAAACCGAGCGCGAAAACCGCATTGCTCTAGGTGGAGCGCACAATGGTCGCAAAGTCGTGGAATACTCGTTTATTCTCGATTGCTACTTTAGATCCGTTGAGCCTCAGGCCGAAGATGCCGCAGCTCAGAACGAAGCCTTTCTCGACAGCCTCATCGCAGCCATTCGCGCAGACCGAAACGCCGGTGCGCCTGGAGTGGTCTTTGTATGGGGAGAGGGTCCACACCCCCAAGGCAACGGCCCGGACATCGAGGTCACTTCGTATTACCCGCGCAACCTCAAAGCAGGTTCGCAACTCACCCAAACCTATTCCAACATCCGCGTAATGGTGCTGGAAGAAATCGACTCATAAGGAGCATCATGGCTAAGTTCACATTCAACGGTGACGAGACTCTCATCTATTCCGACATCGACGGCGCGAGCCTCGAGGCCGTACCAGGTGAGACTTACGACATCAGCGAAGCACCCGACGCTCGTTGGAGTGGCTTCACCGCCCCCAAGACCGTAGACACCCCTGTAGAGCCCACAGAAGCCCCTGTAGAGCCCGCAAACCCAACCGCCTAACCCAACCCCCACAACCCAAAGGAGCGCCTTAAATGGCCTTTTTAGTAGCCAACAGTTATCTCGGACTCTTGCAAGAGACCACCCGAGGCACAACCCCTCCAGCCGGTACTCCGGTCTACATCCCTGTATTTTCGCCACAGGTGACTCCAATGCAGACGTTCTTGCGCGACGAGGCTTTGCGTGGATCACCAACGGTTGTTTATGACCAAGTTCAGGGTGTCCGTCACGATGAATACGACGCGAAGTTCTACCTCTACGCTGACACATTCCCTTGGTTAGTGACCTCAGTCCTCGGTGGAAACGACACCATCTCCGGTGCTGGTCCGTACACCCACGTCATCAAGTTGTACAACAACGCGACTAACGGTTCACAGCCCCGCTCATTCTCCATCATGGACTTTGACGGTGCGAACTACTTCACCATGACCGGCGCTCAGGCCGACAGCCTTGGCATCACCTTTGGAGCCGAAGCCGCAGCCGAAGCGACTGTCAAGTTCTTCGCTAACCCTTACACCTCAGCCACTACTGCCCCAAGCCCATTCACAAGCTTGAGCCTTTCGACTGAGCACATGATTCCTGCTTGGGACACCACCATTTCAGTTGGCGGAACCACCTACAACTACATCTCAACTGGTGAGTTGACCTTGGCTCGCAAGACTGCCCCAATCTTCACGATGGGTACTCAGGCTCCTCACGTCAACTTCGCTGGACCGCTCGAAGTGACCGGAAAGTTCACCGCAGTAGTCGACAGCAACGCCGACACCTGGTCAACTGGATCTAGCGCCTACGCTTTGACCCGCTCACCTCAGGCTGTTGTAATCACGATGACCGACCCTAACGACACCGGACACTCATTCGCAGTCACCATGACCAGCGTTCAGTTCCACGACGTTAAGCGCACCCGCGGTAAGGAATACACCGAGGTTGAAGTATCATTTACGGCAAACGCCAACGCTACGGACGCTTCGACTGGCTACAGCCCAATCGCAACGACCACTATCAACGGCGTTTCAACCGCGTATCAAACAGGCTACTAAGCCACCTAGAAAGGGGACACAATGCCACTCATCGAACTACCAAACGGACAGAGCGCAGTCATCAAAAACCGAGAGGAAATCACCGAGCGTCAATCTCGCGTGGTCTCCAAAGCGTATCTTCGAGCTGCGACCTCAGCCGTCAAACTCGCTGAACTTGGCTTCGATGACAAGAACCCTGGCACATGGGGGGTCATCGGCAATCTATCGGAAGAGGACCAAGAGGGTCTCACGGCGTATCAGGCTGCGTTAATCGTTGCCATGGTTTCATCGTGGACCCTCGGGGACCTCCCGACTGACGACTCGGTTCTAGATCTACCCAAAGCCACCTTTGACCAACTATCAGAGGCTTGCGCTGATGAGTACAACCGCACTCAAGAGTTCGGACCCGATGGAGTCAAAGACCCAAAAGCGCCTATCGCCGACTGAATCGGTTAGCGGAGGCACTTAGAGGCAAAGAAGTCGAACCCGACCCCGAACTGTTTGCGCTATGGCGTGAGTATCAGTTCAGGACAAAGTTCGGCGTCACCCATGAGCAGTATCTCGACGAGCCGGTCTACATCGTCGAGTGGATGACTGTCCTGGACAACTTAAACTCGGAGCTCTCAAATGGCTAGTTCAGTCGGCGTGAAAATTGAAGTAGATGACAAACTCTTCATCGCCAAAATTGCTGACATTAAAGCCGCATCCCTAGAAGCCGCTCGACTATTCGTGACCCAAGGCGGTCTGATGCTCGAAGCGAACGTCAAGGCCGAGGGGTTTAACCCACGTCCTGCTGGCTCCCAGCGCGTATCTAAGTCAGGACGAACCTACTACGTCGGACCAGCGACCCCTCCAAGGCCGACCCAGCGCACCGGCAACCTCCGCAACTCATTCGTTTATCGCAATACCCAAAGAACGGCCACCGGCTACAAGTCGGAAACCGGAACCTACATTAAGTACGCGCCTTATGTCGATTACGGCACATCGCGTTCTCGTAAGTTCCCATTCGCCGAAGATGGCGTGGCCCGCATTCTGCCCCGCCTGAATAACCTCGCACAAGAACTCTTTAGAAAGGCACAAGACGCCTAATGGATCTAAGCAAAGTAATCGTCACCCTCTTTGCCGAAACCAAAGAGTACATGGAGAAGATGGACAAAGCCGAGGGCAAGATGCTCGGATTCGGCAAGTCCGCCGACGTTGCTTCGTCTAAGACCCAGGCATTCGCCAACAAAGCCTCAACAGCCATGATTGGCTTCGGCATCGCTGCGATTGGCTATGGCGTAGATGCCGCGATGAAGCTCAACGAGTCTCTGGACGCGGTCAAGAACCAGTCCAACCTGACTGACGTACAGATTGAAAAACTACGCGGTCACATCATTGACACCTCGAACCAAACAGGTATCAGCGCAGACCAACTCGCTAAGGCTGCGCTCATCACCAGCCAAGCGGGAATCACCGGCGCTCAGTCCTACAAGTTGCTCAACGACGCGGCTAAGGCTGCGGTCATTACTAACTCAGACGTAGTCTCCACAACTCAGGCCATTGTCTCTGTTCAGGCTTTGCAAATCGCAAAGGGAATGGACATCACCACCCTTACCGGCAAACTGGTTGCCGGATCTAAGTCGTTTGTTGGTGGCCTCCAAGCCGAAGAGCAAATGCTCAAAGGTCGAGTCGGAGTAGCCCTCGCCAACTACGGCCTCAAGCTCAGCCAAATCATTCCCCTTGGTGCTGAGTTTGCCAAGGTCGGACTTCCCTCGCGTTCCGTTGCATCATTCACTAACGCCCTAGGCAAGGTCGAACAGCCCACCAAGGCTTATGCTGCCGGACTTGCCAAGGTCGGACTCAACGCGGCTCAACTTGGCAAAGACGTGCGCTCAGGCAACGTCGTTCAGTTGCTCAAGGACATCAACGAGCAAGCCATCAAGGGTGGCGGACCACTCAGCCAATACACCAACGCCGTCTTCGGATCTGGTGGTGGTGGTGCGGCCTCGGTCCTTATCAAGAACCTCAAGGACGTAGTCAAGGTCCAACAGCAGGTCGCTGGCGGTGGCGCTACCTCGCTGGCAGGCTCGTTCGCAGATGCCGCTAAGCAACTCAGCCCACAACTCAAAATCTTCGAGGCGAACCTCACCAACGCTCTCATCTCTGTTGGTCAGGTAGTCCTCCCCGCGCTTTCTAAGTTGCTCTCGGGGCTCAACGGTTTCTTCAAGGACAAGGGCGCAGTCGAGGCTGTCGGAATTACCCTTGGCGCGGCTTTCGCTGCATCAGTCGGCCTCAAGATTGCCAACCTCGTCAAGGGCATTGCTGGGCTGTTCGGCAAGACTGCTCAGGTAGTTGCTACCGACGCCAACACAGTAGCCCTCCAAGAGAACACCGCAGTTTTGCTCGGTAAGGGAGGTGGAGGCGGAGGTCTTGCTGCTGACGTATTCAAGTACGGCAAGTTTGCTCCTGCTATGGCCGCGGGC